CATTATTTGGTAAAAATTCTTTAGGTGGATTAACCCAGTTTGGCCAAGCATCCCACCATTCTACTAAAGTATCCCAATCAGAATCTTTTAGCATACGTATGTTTAATTCCATTTAATTTAATATGATGATTCTACAGTATCAGATGACACCGCAAATAATTCTTTTTTAGTTGTTTGATAGTCTGAATTTATAAGTTTTATTTTAGCTTCTGTAAAGAAACCTTTTAAACCTGTAGACGAAGCCCCCCAAAGTATTTCACCTTCTGTTGCCGGTGAATTGTTTATTAAATTTGCAAAAAATTTGTTTTCTTTTCTTTTAAAATTATTTACAAATAAATTTGATTCTAAGGAACTTAAAGTTGTTTGTAATGTGTATTCACCTACTGGAACAGAAACATCACCAGAACTAGCTACCATGCTTTCTAGTTGCCAACCATTACTACCCTCGTAGTTAATAGTTTTAAAATTCTTGACAAGCGATGGTTCTTTGTTTAATATTACCGTAACACTGGAGTCGTATAATGTTTCATAAAATTTACCATAAGCCGCACCTGTATCAACTCCATTTATTTTAACTGGAGCATTTTGAAGCCAAACACCTTGACCGTTATTTGTTGTAATTTTTAAACTATAAAAATTATTTTTTAAACTTGTTATAAAATCTGGTTTATAATCAAAAAAACTTGTCCAACCTAAAACACCTTCATCAAAAGAAACAGTTTTATAAGATCCATTATCTTTTTGTATAGATAATATATAGTTTTTACTATGAGCATCCCAACCGCCTCTTATTTGTTTTACAGGTTCTAAAGCATTGGTCTCATTATTTATACCAGTTAGCTCATCTCTAAAAAAGTCATGCATACCATATGATGATATTTCTGTAATACCATCAGCAGATAATCTTAATACACATCCTCTAACTCTATCTGTAAAATATTTTCTATAACCATATACAGCAAAACTAAACGGATCATTTGATATACCATATTCACCCGCGTAAGCTACTATTTGACCTATAACTAAATTAGTAGAAGTTACAGCAGCATTACCTTCGGCTGAATAAATAGCGTCTTTATCTATTAAAGCTCTACTAACTTTATTTTGTTGAAATATAATTAAGTTAGTATCTTCAGCATATAATTTTATTATTCTACCGTTGGCAGGATCTGTTGATCTAGTAATATCTTGACCAACTGAAAATTGATTAGTATTATTTATACCTGTTCTAGAATTAAATACACCAGAATATATTAAAGTATTAAATCTATCCTGTTGTAAAGGTTCTAATTCATCTAAATAAGCTTTTACACCTAGATCAACTATAGTGTTATTATAACCGCCTCTAATTCTTGATTCTTCAATATACCAATCATATGTTAAAACATTGTTATTTACATAATCAGACGGTACATTAGCAAACGGTGCTGTAGGCTTTGTATTAGCTTCAACAATGTTTTTTAGCTTTTTAATTAAAAAAGTATTAAAATATTTAACCTCTATAGTAGTTGCCATAATTTATTATCACTTAATTTAACATGTACTTACAATAGTTATTATACCGTTAGTACCCACTTTAAAAAAATTTCTATTATTAAGACCCGTATTATTACAGTTATAAGAATAATAAAATGCTGGGGCTAAAGGTGAACTACTTCCGTTGGGACCAGTTCTTATTTCATCACCAACTGTAGGACTAGAACTTGTTTGGTTATAATAAACAGATTGACCGCACGTAGAGTTTAAAGCTCCACTAAAGTGGCACGATTGTGATTGTACCCCAGGGTCACTAGCGAAAAATAGAGTGCCTATAACCGTAGAATTTACAACAACTTGTTGAGTTGCTGTAGAGCTTAATGAACCGTTTGTGGTGTTTCCGTTTGCATCTTCTAGTTTTATGGTTAAATTAAAAGTACCTGATGGAGTTGAAGCGTTGGGTCTAGATAACACACCTGTAGTTTCATTTATCGAAAATGAATTTAAAGTGTTACCCGCTGTTATACTCCATTTTAATTGTTGAGTGTTAGCGCCAGCAACATTTGAAGAAGAACCATTGACACCTGTAATTGTACCTATAGCTCCAGTAACTGCTGTAGTTATAGTTATAGTGGGTAAAGAATTTCCACTATTTATTATTGGCGCAGCGTTAGATAAATTACCCCCAAGATATATTTGTGAAGATTCAACACCTGTTGATGTAATTATTATACAACCTATTGTAAACTCTCTAATATTTACAGTTTCATTGAAAACAAAATTACCATTAGTAGGGTTTGTTATAAAACTATAACCTGAACCAGAGTCAGGAGTAAAACTAAATAAACTAGTTACATTATTACTAGCACCATCAAAAACATTAAATGATCCAGGTTTTATAGTAGTTCCTGTTATTGGAGCACCACTATTGTTAACTGGAAAAACACCTGACGTAAAAGCAGCGCCTTTAGCTAAAGATTCTGGTTGATTCCAAGTATATGATGCCCAACCAACAGCGCCTGTAAAATTAGTTAATACAGCCGCATTTAAATCGGCTATTAAACCTGTTGTAGTTGTTTCCCAAAATATATCTAATAAAGATTCTGTAGGGTTTGTTTCATATATAGCTAAAACTGGAAAATCATCATCACCTGATTGAGTATCTTGTCTACCAATTGTTTGGTTTCTAGTGCTAATTCTCATTAAATAAGGATCAGATTCATTTTGATATATACTAGGGTGTTTACTCAATGTGGCTTCTCCGGCTAAAGTAGATTCTACACCTATAGCATCTACATCATGAGTTTTTATATTAGGAAAAAACTGTTGATTTAAATTTACAAAAGCACCTGTGTTTAATAATTTATTTTCAACTCTTCCAGATAGCTTAACACTACTTCTATATTGTTTTTGTTCTGGTCCAACTTCAGATAAATCTCTAGGTATTTTATTTATATTGTCCCCATATAATGTTGAAAAAGCTGTTTCACCTAATTCCTGACCAAAATATTCTGTGTGACCATAATAACCATTAACTATACCTGGTAAATAAGCGTTATAATAATCTTGCTCTTGTTGCTTAACTACAATTTTATATGAATACCAACCAATTGGATTTAAGTTATACGCAAATTTAACATCAGCTCCAGAATTACCACTGTCATCATATATTTCTTTATTTATATTTCCGTTGCATGTTACAGTGTATTTACCAGCAGAAGGTGTATTAGCTTGAACGTTAGTAACCTTAACAAAATCTTTATATTCACCTCTAAGATAATCGTTTACTTGAGGTATATTAGTTGTTGCGGTTGGTATGAAAACATAAGCAGAACCTGTCACAAGAGCATCAAAAGCATTGTTAACATCAAAACCACTTCCTCGTGGAATAGCATATAAACCAGGTTGCCCTATTGATGGGCCCGATTCTTTAGGTAAGCTATTTGCTCCACCAGAATCTATAGTGCCTCCTAATTGTATTTTTAATGAATCACCAAACCATTCTTTTATAGGATAATTAGTAGCGTCTGAAGATGTATAAAAAGGATTAAATACAGTGTCACCACCATAGGTATTTGCGCCAACAGTAGTGTTACTAGGTATAACATCTGAAAGTATTACATCTGATTGTCTACCGTACTTATCTGCTAAAACAAAACCAACTTGATAATTTCTATTTTGTTTAAGAGAGTGATTTGGATATTCAGCCCAAGAGTTATAGTTTTTAACAGTACTTTTAGGACCTGCGGCTACTTTATAGTTTAAATGAAGAGGTGGAGTATATTTATCTTTAAAATTACCGTATATGATTCTATTACCAGCTGTTTCTTGTGCAAAAGCTTTTACAGGAACTTTATCATATACTCTTGTTGTTTGATCTTGTGGTAGCGTTCTAAATGGTTTTCTTGATTGATAATCATAATAAAAAACAGATGAAGTGCCAGACCAATCTGAATCTTCTTCATTTATAGTATCTAAAACCTTTACGCTAAGGCCATCTGATTCTTTGTATAAAATATCAATAGAAGAAATTTTATAATTAGCATCAACACTGGTGTTAACATTATCTATAGCATCTGGAAAAGGTATTAATAAACCTACGTCTTGCACACCGTTTTCCATAAACTGAAGAATTGTGCTTCTAAACGCATTATCTTCATCTAAAGGCGTTGGTGTAGCACCAGTACCAAGATCTCCACTACCTAAAAAATAACCTTTTTGTTTAGGTATAAAAGCAGCCTGTGTAAAAGGTGCCATTAAAGAATATTCTCCATCGTTAAATCTAAACCTATAGCTAAATCTAACAAACTTGTCTTCTAAAAAATCCGGATCACCAGGCCAAGTACTAGCGCTGCCGTTATTAAAATTATCTGTAATATCTACACCAGTCATAGTTGTTGCTAAAAATGTAACGTCTCCAGCAATAATATTACTTGACTTATTAATTGTAATTGTAGTTCCAGCTACGTTTGTTACATATATATAGTCTTTAGCTTCCAAAGCAACGTTACCATATTGAACAACAGTCATACCTTTATATATACCGGTTGCAGACGCTACCGCTATTGTTGTAGAGGCTCCAGCTGTTGTGGTAGTTGTTGTAACTTTATTTAATAAATTTATAGCTTGATAAGGATTATATTTAGCAACAGAAATATTGCTTTCTTCTTTATAATAACCTGGGTTTTCTTTAGCTTTTTTTACATTTATTTTTCTAGGTTGATTTCTATCATCAGTGAAAAATAATAAATTTTCTATAGAGCTAACACCTGTTATAAAATGTGTTGTTGAAAAATTTAAAAACGAACCTGAAACCAACAATTCCCAAGTATTTTGAGCAGACGTAGGACCTAAAAAAAATTCATAAATATAACACTTTGCTGATAGAGGTGCGTATGCTGGATTTCCATTATCATATGGATCAGTGTAATCCGTTAAAAAAACAAGTATAGTATTGTTTTCTTCATTAGCGTGTTGGCCAATTATAGTTAAAGTATTATCATTAAGAAATGTTATATCTACTAAATCATTTCCTAAAACAGTTTCTAAAGCACCTATATCATCAGCTTCAGATTTACCTACAGATATGTTCTGCGCATCTCTATATTCACCGTTAGGAATAAGTCTATCATCCAAGTCTTTATTCATCTTGGATCTTAGAAAACTGTTTTTAATTTCAGCCATGTTTAATTTTAATAACTAGTACGTTAAATTCTTTTTATCACCTGGATTTAAACCTTGTCTTAATTTTGGATTTGCAATTTCTCTAAATCCACCAATATTTTTAGGTTTACTTCCTCGTGTCAAAAGATTTTTTATTATTTGAAATGCTCCTTTTGCAGCTTTAACACCTGCTCCACCAACAAACCCTAAACCACTAGCCCCTCCAACTATGTTTCTTTTGTTATCGTTCTGAAGATGTTGTCTAACTTCTTCTTTTGTTGATCCTTGTTTTTTATTATTTATCATGTTTTTATTATTTAATCCATTTAGATTTACCTCTCATAACTTGAATTATTTGATCAAGCTTAAGGTTAGATAATCTTATTTTAGCATTTCTTAATTTAGCACTTCTTTCTTGTTTAAATCTTCTTACTACATATTCTTGTATTCCTACACGTGTAGACAAAATTGAATATAATATATGGGCATATAAAGCCTCTTCAGCTAATTTAGGTACCCTAAGATCAAGGTCATAAGCATTTCCATCAGAAATATATTGCAATAATATTAGTTTATTAGCTAAATTACTAGTAAAATTAAATGTACCTTTTCTTTCATCAATCTTAAACCAACCGTTTTTCTGGCTAGTTTGTGGTTCTAAACCATATCTTTGGCCTAAAAAACTATCATAAACACTTCTATCTAAAACATTTGCATTTTGCAAATCGTTTTTAAATCCACCACTTATGTATCTAGGATTTGCTTTATTCCAAGCAGCGTCAGACTGAGAAGTAACTTCAGTATTAGCATCGTTACTGTCTTGTATAGGATTACCTTCATCATCTTGAGAAAAAGTATAATAAGGACTTTGGTTTAAGTTATTAGCTGGATAAATAGGGTGTAAAACACCTAATTCATCAACCCAAGATAACTTTACATAATTAACATAATCTTGTGGTATTGTTAAGCTTAAATTTGAAGGCACAGTAAGTTCTGAAGATTTAATACTTTTCAATGTATCGTAACTAAATTCTTGTAATCCACGCTTTGCATGAAATATTACATCTGTTCTATCTACACTAGGTATTAACTTACCGGTTCCAACATAAGCTACTAAAAAATTATTGATAATATCATTTAATCTAGTATATTGGTAATTACCATGTTCATCATCTAGAGTATCTTCGTTTAATTGTATTTTTAAATAAGAGTTAAGTGCTAAAGCTTGAGGAACAGTAATTATATTTGGACTAGAAATAGTCCAAACAGTAACTCTTCTTATACTTAATTGTGTGTTTGTAGGCACACCACCCGCTGGTAAAACCTTACTCATTACCAAAGTATCAACACCACCATTGTTCGTTTTTGAAACTATAGTTCCATAATTAAAACCAGTTGTTTTATTTATAACAGCAAATAAGTTACCACCTATAGCATTTGCATTAGCAACTATAGTTAAATTAGCTTGACCAGCTGCACTTGCGCCACTTGATAGCGCATCTGTGTCAGTTGAAATCGGTGTTAACTCTGTCCATATGTTTGCATCTGGACTAGTAAATATTTTAAAGTTATTTAAATTATATCCATTAGTTGCGGGATCAGAGTAATTACCAGGACCAACAACTAAGTTAGTATTAAACGTACTTGTAAAAGTTTGATTAATATTACCATTAGATGTAAACTGCTGTGCTCCAGCGTAATATTGTCTATTAGTTTCGGTTATTAAACCACCATTAGGTACTGGCATAATTTATTATCTTTGTTGGTTAATATTTTCTTGAGCAACTTGTTGAGCTGCTACTTGTACTATTTCAGGACTTCTTACTACAACACCTGCATATAATAATATTTTTAATATTAATTCAGTTTGTTCAGCTGAATGTAATTCAAAATTAAATGAAGTTGAAGCGTTGAAAATATATTGATTATTTGAACCAGTTGTAAAATTCCATACCGGCGCAATAGGTTTTCTAATATATGCTACTTCAATATCGTCTACTATAGTTGTAGGATAAACGGTAAGTTGAGAGTTTTCGTATAAATAAATAGGGTTTGTTGTACTAGGAACTGTTAAATCAGATTTTAACAAATGATACAACTCTTCTCTTAAAACTCTTTGTAATTCTTCTGCAACAGGAAAACTATTTGGTTTATATAAAACTTGTCCTAGTTTGTAAAATTGCTTAGGATAATAGTTTACAATTAAAGTTTGACCAGCTGGTAATGGGTTTGAAAAAAAGTTTATTGTTGTTCCTGTTATTTTATATAAATCATCAGCTACTAATATACCGTTTTGAAACACTTGTATCACACCGTTACTTGCTTGTCCAGCTGTTATAGTTTGTGGAGGGTTAGCGGTATTATTACCTATAACATACGCTGTAGTAGCTGCAGTTTGCGTAGGGTTGGTAACCATACCTAAAACTGGTGGCGAACCGGAAAATTGTTGTGGTAAATTAAAAACGTTACTTGAAGATATTGACGTAGCGTTTCCAAACTCTTTAAATATTGATAATTTTTCATCAAGACTAACAACTCTATTAGAGTAATCTGCATCAGTCTGTGGTACACGTATTTGCTGGTTTAAACTATCAAAATATGTTTCAAATATATCTAATTGAGCTTGTGCACCTGTTTTATTAAACTCAACAGGCGTCATATAACCTCTCTGTTCTTTATTTAGTATTAATAAAACGGTTTGATATACAGTATTTACGTTTATTGCCATCTTTTGTTTTATTTAAGAAAAATTAGTAAATACTAGTCTTGATTTAGCTTTTTCTAATTTATCAGTTTTTTCTATTAATAATCTCTGTAGTGTATTAGGATTTGTGTTTTCTCTATTAGCAAGTATTGCATACACCATACAAGAATACATAGCTTCTTCTGCTAACTTTGGAATAGCGGCTGATTCGTCTGTGGTAAGTGCATTTGATAAATACGTTAACACAATGTTACCAGCAGTACCATACCTTATAGTTTTAGCTATAAAATCTATATAAAATTTTCCAGCTGCTGGAGGTGTAGTTGTTGATTCTGTTAGCGGGGTAGTTGTAGGACCTGCAGTAGTCACCGTTACCTTTATTACAGCAACAAAATCAGATGGTAAATCATACGTTTGATTAGTTGCTACGCTGTTTGTTTCTTCTATAAATTGACTTTTTAATGTTTCATAAGCAAACTCTTGTAAGCATCTTCTTGCGTGAAATATTATCTCGGTTCTTTTACTATCTGGTATTATTTTACCTGGTCCAGTATATGATATAATAAAGTTATTTACAATATCATTTACCGATATAAAAGCATTACTTATAGTTGTATTTGCCATGATTTTTTATTTTTGATTGTCTACGTTTATTTGTTGTTCTTTTCCCGTGGCTAATGATAAAGCTAATTGATCTTTAGTCATTACACCGGCATAACCTAATATTTTATCAACTAACAAAGGTTGATCAGATTGATGTATTTGAAAGTCGGTTGAGTTTTGAGCGTTATAAATATAGTTACCTAAGTTAGGTTCTATGTCAAAACCCCAAACAGGATCAACAGGAAAAGCTAAATAATTTACTCTTATAGAGTTTGACCCTACACCCGTAGGAGTTAATGTAGAAGGATAAAATGTTAATATATTATTTTCGTAAGTATATACTGGATAAAAAGCTGTTGGAGCTGTTAAAGGAGATTCATTAACAGTATAAACATCTTGCTGCTCTATTCTTTGAACTTCTCTACCCGGTGCCGCACCTCCTGCTAAATAAATAACTGAACCTAGTTCGTTTACACTAGTAAGAGCTGTTGTTAAAACCCCGGCAGTATTTGTTATATCTTTTAATTCGTTTCTTTTAAATATTTGGATTTTTTCATCTAATAAAGCCATGCGGTCTGCATAAGCTAGGGAAGTCTGTGGCATTCTTAATAATTGATTTAACTCATCAAAATATGAAGTGTATATTTCCTGCTGAGATTGTGCAGCTATTTTGTTAAATTCAACAGGTGTAAGTACACCTCTTTTTTCTTGTTGTAAAACAACTAATACCGCTTTGTAAACTGAGTTTATATTTATTGCCATTTTAATATTTTAGTTAATAGTGATTAGGGCCACAAAAGTGACCCCCTTCACTATAATTATAGTCACATGTTATTGTAACTTTTTCTTGATTGTTTTAAAAACTTCAACACCTTCATCTGTTTTAAACCATGCAGCTAACGCTGAGTATGGATTTTCATCAAAAGGTACAGTCATTAATTTTCTATCATTAGATCCCCAATGGAATGTTCTTTGATCCTGTGATAGTTTAATAATACCACTTTCGCTAGCTCTAATTCCTAAATTTCTAAGACCCACGTTTTCATCACTAGCAACCGCTAAAAAGTTAGCTGGACTTCTTTTAGCCATTATAAGTAAATCTCTTCTTAATTCTTTAGAACTTAATGAAGAAACTTTTGATCCTAATTCAACTCTTAATACTGCCTCTGCGTGATCTATATCCATTTCTTTTGCAGCAAGCATTGCATCTAACTGTAGGTTAATATCATCTAGCTCGTCTTCTGCTACAACTTCTGCTTCCCATTCTGCATAAACAGCATTTTTTTTAGGGTGATATAATGATAATAGTTTTTGTAAATTTTGTTTTTCTTTAGGCACAGCTAAAACACCATCTTCAAATATAACATGACCTAATATAACTTCTCCTTTTTGTTCGTCTACAAAAGGTGAGTTTTGATTAGTAGCATATCTTAATTCTCTTTGTGTTTTAGTTTCTTCGTCAAACCACATTAAAGGTGAACGTCTAGAATTTTTTGATCCTAAAGTATGTGTTAACGGTTCTGCACCGTTTAGTAGATAGTATCTTCTATCTTTAATCTCCCATTTTGGGGCTTTTATTTCTTTTGTCTTTGACATGATATAATATAATATAATTAATAAAATAAAGAGTATCTCCGCCCGAAGACGGAGATAAACTTTAAAGCAATCTTAGTTTTGGAATAATACGAAATTATTCGCAGCTTGAGTAACCAAACATCTTTCAGATAACCAGTTAACTTGCATAGCATCTAAGTTAGTAGTGTAAGCACCACCAGCAGATCCTGTGATCCAGTTTTTGTATCTTCTGTCTTCTGTTTGTGAAGCTCTATATCTAACGTGTAAGAATGGTCTTCTTATGTTTGTACCTAATTGTTGGTCATAAACAGTTGAAGTTCCAGCAGGAATTAATACACCTTCAATTCCACTTACCGCTACACCACCTCTTGTAGAAGCGTCATTTAAGTATTTCCAGCTAGTTTTGTAGAAGTCATAAGAACCTCTTCTAAAACCAGAGAAACCTAAATTTAAAGCCATATCCTCAGAGTTTTCAAATAAACCATAAGCAGTTCCACCTACAGCTCCACCTGAAATTTGACCTAGCATATCATCAAAATCTAAATCAAGACCTCTGTTTAAGAAAAGCATGTTTTCTTCAATAGCTCCTTGAGTATCTAGATTTTTAAGAACTTGATCAAAGTCAGATAAACCAGTTCCAGCAGAAAAGCCAGACATGATGTTACCTCTTGATTGGATAGCAGCAAATAAACCTTCAGTACCGTAAGCGTTGATACCACCACCAAATCCTTGGATGTTAGCTTGTTGAGCAGCAAAACTTTGTCCACCAGCTCCAGTAGCTAATTCACCTTCAACCATTGCCATTTCTAAGTAGTCATCAAATCTTAGTCTTGTTTCAGACTCAGACTTTAGATACCATAAGTATCCTGATGTTCCATCTTCTGTAGCAACTTCTACCCATCCAATTTGTGCCATATCAGAACCATTGATTTGGAATGAATCTTTTATGATAATTGGGTTGTTAGAATATTGAGTAAATGAAGGTTGAATAGACTTGTAAGATCCAGCACCTAAGCCATTATCTACAGGTCCAACAGTTCCTTTAGCAAAGATAGAACCGTAAACAAACATTTTAAGGTTTGTAGCTCCAACTCCTAAAGCATCCCAGTTAGCTGCAGTAAATGGATAAGCAATAACTCTTTGTCCAATACCACCTGGTAAACTTGTTCTTACCACACCTTTTAGTGTAACACCAGTAGATGGGTTCATTACAACAATTGTATCATTTGGAAAAATAGCATTTGATACAGCTGGGTTACCACCTAAAGCAAATTCTAATTGTGCAACACCTGCACCACCAGTTTGAGCTACATTTTCATAAGAAACGTGTAATCTATTTTGTTCTGACCAAATAACTTGATCAGATGTCATTGGCATTTCAGCGCCAACCATTCTAAGGAAACCGTTTAAAGTTCTGTTTCCATATCTTTCTACCTCTTGTTCGTAAACTTCAGGTAGATACTGCTGGATAAAGTCATTTGCACCACCAGTATTAAACGCTAAATAGTTTCCTTGTAGCGCTAATTGTTGTTGAGAAGGTATAATACTTCCAAACACAGGAGTAATTTGTCCCATAATAATTAATTTTGTTTTTAGTTAAATTTTCTTGTTTTAATCTTCAGTTTTGAAGAATCAAGACCACTGATTGATTTAACTTTTAATCCTCCAACAAATACATCTCCTGTAGGCGAAGGCCTTACATCTTCTGTTATGTTTTTAGATTTTGCAACTAAATTTTTAGTAGCATCGGATTTACCTTGCTCATAAAAATGTTGTGCAATTTTGTCAACATTGTCAGCGGCATACATAGCTTTGTGATAACCTTTAACATCTTTTACATTACCTTTGTCATCTAAGAACTTCTTAATTGTGTTTGTAATATTCGATTGTTTATCTGCAACTTCATTAGGGTTTTTAACTCCGTATCTAAATTTTTTTTCACCAACTTGAAAATCAAAACCTTTGAATTCATTAGTAAAATAGTTTTTAGTATTAGACTTAAAGTCCTCATGTTGTTGTTGAGCTGTGTTTTGCTCTTCATTATAGCGATTGAAAAAGTCCATTGCTTTTTGTTGGTCTTGCGTCACACCAGGTCTCAACTTGATTTCCTCGTAGTATTGACTTTTTAAACCATCTAAATGCTTTCGGGCTTTAGCAACCTCTTCTTTATACGCAAGTTTCTTTTTACGAATCTCACGCTCCTCGTCCACTTCTTCATCATATGAAAAATTATCTTCAATCATAAAGTTAATTTCACTTGAATCTAAGTGTGATTTGGCTTGTTTATAATACTCTCTTAAAAGAGTATCGTTGTCTACATTAGAATAATCAGCATTTAATCTTACATAATCTTCTAATGTTCCACCAGTTTCTTTCATAAAGTCTACAACTTTTTCTATGTTTTCTGGTAGCTTAGCTATTTCTCTTGACTCTTCTGGAGTAGGAGCAATAACTTTTTGTTCAATTTTTTCACCTATTTCTTGTATTTCTTCCTCAACTTTTTCTTCAATAGGTTTTTCTTCTACAATTTCTTTAATTGTTGGTTGCTCTTGTTTATCTTCAAGAATTTTGCTGGACTCTGATACTTGTTGGTCCACTTGAGGGCTATTTCCGGTTTGTTCTTCCACAGCCACCTCCTTTGTTTCTCCGACTTGAACGGCATCTTTTTCTTCTTTTTTAGAAAGATCAACTTTAATAACGTTGTCTTTTTTAATTAATTGTTTAGGTTTACTTTTAATTTTAAAAGTACCTTCCTGTTTTACTTCTTCTGACATAATATAATATAATAATAAAAATTAATAAATAGTTTATTGCGGTTCAAACTGCTCTAAACCAAATCCGCCTAAATTATCCATACCTGCTGATTCAAAATCTGTAGGTAACAAGTCATTTTGACGTTGCTCAATCATTTTTGATTGCTGCGTTGCTTGTATTTTAGTTCTTTTATCTTTACGATCTTCTATAAATTGTTCTTTTTGTCTATCGGTATTTATTTTTGCTTGAGCTAATTGTAATTGATAATTAAACTCTTCAGCCATTAATTGTTTTTTAATTAACGCCTCTTGTTCCATTCTCTGTATTTCAAACTGAGACTTAGCTTGTTCAATTTGTATTTCAGTTTGTGCTAAAGCTTGCTGTTTTTCAACTTCATTCATAGCCGCTTGTTCAGACTGTTGCATATTGGCCTGTGCTTGAGCTTGAATCATTTGTTGTTGATTAGCTTGATCTCTTTCTTGCTTTTGCTTTCTTTTAAGCTTAAGCATTTGATTTGCTAACTTAAGATTTTTTATTTGTCTAATATCTATAGCGTCTTCTAAATCAATACCTTGATTTTGTAATGCTATTTGAATATTTTGTTCTAACTGTGCTTTTTCTTCATCATCAGGTTCTAGTTCTAAAAATATACCAAAATCATGAAGATTTAAAGAATCTATTTCTTTTAACGTTTGAACATTAAAAACAGATATGCTTTCTTTTAAAGAGTTAGCTGTTAAAGGAAACATTAAAGCGTCTGCTATTCTCAATGAAACGTTTTCACAAGCTCTTAAAGTTAAATATAAGCTAGCGTCTAAAATATGTTTTGTAGCAATGTTAGAAGCGTTGGCAGCCATTTTTTGCAATCCGACTAAAGCGTCTTTGTCTGGTAAACTGCCGTCTCGTGCTTCATTAAGACCTGTTACGTCTCTTATCATTTGTAAATAATACTGATATGTATTTACAAGTGATGATATTTTTCCGTTTGCACTAGATGTTTGTAATTCTTGAATAGGTACTTTACCTCTATTAGGATCACCATCTTGTGTTAAGCTTCTACCAACTATACTACCAGTCTGGAAATACATATTTAATGCTTCCTGTGGATTATAATTGGTACCATTACCTAAATCAACTTCTGCTAAACCATCTACGTCTACAAAAACCCCATCTGGAACCATACGTTGAATTACTTGTTGTAATTTTAACGATGTTAATTGTATCATATCGGCAAAACCAGTTATTCTACTAACAAGAGACTCTATACGGCCTTGATATAAATTAGGCGCACACATAGTATAGTTCATGTTAACTTTTGTTGTGTCAGAAACTGGTCTTGTCATATTTTCAGCTAATTTCCACTCTAACATTTGAGGTACACCCATTACTTTAGCGCCACTAAATAAAACCTCTATAGATCTTGATACTCTATTAAAGTTATCGCTAGGTGGAGGATTAAAAGTATCTGGTTTTTCTAAAGTTTTTTCTAAACCAGTATCAGTTTGTTTTATTTTAAAAACTTGATCAATAAACGTTTTGTATTCAAAAAATAATATTTGAACTAAATCGTTGTCATAATTAGGATTAGCTATATAACCATCTCTACCTGGATATTTAACCATTTTTTCTAACTCTTGATCAGTTAAATATGGAAACCTTTTTTTAATTTCAGCTAAAGTCATTGACTTTATTTCACCTACATAATATATGTCTTCAAAATTAGGATCATTAGTATAAGAATATACTAAATTAGCAGGATCAACATACTCTACTAAAACACCATTAGATTTAGTAAAATTTGTTTTTACAGATCCTATACCTATTGTTGTAATATCTTCAATAACTCTTTTTTTAGTTAAATGATATTTATTATTAGCTAAAACATTGTTTATAACTTCTTCTTCAGCTATTTCTATACTTTGTTTATAGCTTAATTGCATATGCAATTCTAATTCTTCTTTAGTTCTTGGAAGATCTACGGCTGGAATATTTGATTGTGAAAAGTCTTGACCAGTATTTTGCTTTGCTGTTTCTAACAAATCTTGAGAGTACATATCTCTAACTATGTTAGTTGCATATTGAGTTCTTTGTTTTAAAGCAAAAGGATCTTGTGAAAAAGCTTTTATATCATAATTTTTAGATGCAATACCATTTACTACTATATCTACAAATTTAGGTATAATAGGAACTGGTTTCCAATCTAAATTTAAATAAGATAAATCACCATTTATAGATAATTCATCTTTATATTTTTGTACGTTTTGCTCTCCTCTAGCATATAATCTAAGATTATGAAAATTTTGGTAACCTGTATTCCATCTACTACCATTAACTCTACCACCTCTAAACCATTCATACTCAATAGCTTGTCCTACCAATAACCCATATTCTAAACTTCTCTTTTCCTCTTCAGATACCATCTGATCAGGAAACGCACTATTAACACCAGTGTTTAATTTCATCTAATTAATTATTTTTGATTCTCTACCTTTGTTATTATATTTTGCAAAACTTAAATTAACAGGTTGTCTTACAGTTTCAGGTATGGGTCTATATTTGTTTTTATTACAAGCCATGATAGCTAAACCAGAGCTTATAGATGCATCGTGTTTTGTTCTATTGTTTATATCAAACGCCGCCCAATCTTCTAATGTTCTTTGAAAGTACATTGTCCCATATTGCTCATTGTTATAACCAACAAACATTTCTATATAAGCTTCAATAGCAGCTGCGTGAGCTTGCTTAACATCTTCACTTGAATTAGGTATACCACCTATTTCTTTTTCAGCAACAGATAATTTATACATTGTTTTATCAGGCCTGTTCATAGAGTAACCTCTATAACCTCTTCTTTTAAAATGATATAACAACCTTGGTTTATTATTTTCAGCAAGAAGTGGCATCCCATAAAAAACACAAGCCATAAGAACATCTTCAAAAAATATTTCTGCGGTTTGTGGTCTTGATATATATTCTAAAAAGAATAAATTAGGTGGACAATCGTCCATTGTAAACTTTGTTAACCCATGAAGTGATCCTTTAGATCCTCTACCATCTACTGTTCCTGATATATCATATGAGTCACAACCAAAAGCGCCCATATGTTCATTTGCAGGGTATTTTACACCATTTTTGATAATAATTTTATTTTGTTGGCTTTCGTTAGGAACCCATGAAACAAAAAATCTACCTTGTTTACTTGGAACAAACATAACGCTTGTATCTTTAATCCCATCTACCCACTGAAAATTACCCTGTGTTATAATAGTAGAGTGTTTTAAATCTTCATTATAATCTATTTGTTCGTATATTTTTGTTAAATTAAACAAAGATTGTTTAGTTTCATCTCTAAACGCATGTTTTTCAGTACGTGGAAACTGTCTATATAGTTCATTGAGTGCATCAGGATCGTTCTTAAGGCCATCTACTTCATTTTCCCAGTGTTCGATAACACCGATTTCAATGGGAAAGCCGTCTGGTCCTTTTTTAGGTTTTTGCGGTGTCTCAAAGACAGGTAGGCCATAAGAATCGATGTATCCTTCGTAATTCCACTCCATAGGTATGAACAAGCTATATAATCCCGAGCTAGTCTGCCCATTGCGGTTTCTTCTGGTAACGTCTGAGTCATCATATAATTTTTTATAATTTCTACCTCCTTTATCTAAAGCATTTGACGTTGATCCCATCATACACTTACCTATAATTCTAGAACCTAATCGTAAACAAGTTTTTGTAACCCTCCAGTTATTTAATATATTGTCAGGTTTTTCCCACTTACCAGATTCATCGTGCACAAGTAGTTTTAACTTTTCACCATCATAACTGTTGTCTCCAGTGTTTTTCCAGTCAATAGTTGTATCTAATCCTTCTAATTCTTCAAGTTGTTCGTTGCTATCTAGTTTACGTCTTGTAAATCTACTAGCTGGAACTCTGTATGCAAGTTCTGTTTTGGGTCGATCCATACCATCTTGAATCGGTTTGAAGAAAAATGGATAGTTGACGGAAATTGGTACGATTTTATCGGTAAACATTTTCTTCGCATCAGCCCCTGACTTTGATAAGACACCGTATCTAGCATCACTAGAGATAGTGGCAAGGTTGACAGTTTCGCCTGATGCCATGAATGAAAAACCAGACCGTCTGTTTTTGAGGTAGCACATTCCGTAGCAACGTTTATCTGCTTTACAAGCTTCCCAGAATATAAAGAATAATCTGTTTGCTTCCCTAAAATCTGCTTGCCCAACATCAATCTTGGACCACTGCAGGTACATGTAATGAGTACCAGTAATATAAGTAACTTTACCTTTATTAGTGAACCAATAGCCTTCGTGACGCTTAGCAAATTCTCTATCAATATACGCATACCATTTTTCTTTAAAATCATCTGGATATTGTTTCCAGTCAAATATTGTTTTAATCTTTTTTAATGCCTTAGGATACTCGTGCACTTGCCACTTGTCGTAATCTTTATTAACATTTTTTTCTTTTGGTAACGCTATTTTTAAATTTTGTATTTCATAAACATCACCTATTTGACCAGTTTTAGATATAACAACAACATCATATTCTTTATTATATCCATACTCCCATTTTTTAGATTTATTTAATCTTTTTATTACATGAGGTTTTATATGGTCAATTACTTTATATAAAGTTTGCTCGTACATTATTTAGATCTTCTTTCTGCAAAACCGCCAAAAGCTTCTTTTTTCTTTTCTTCTTTTGGTTTGTCGTTTAACATATCTTCTTCTTCTTTAATACGATTAAGTATTTCAAAAGCATCAAATATAGCTAGCTTTTTTGTAGCAGCTGCATTTTTTAATCTATCAGCTGATATATCATCATCAGAATCAACAATAGCTTCTTTTGCAACTTTAATAAGTTCTTCAACCGCTCTGTGCCCAGCTTGGATTATATTCTTCTTCGTTTCCTTGACGTTCATGTTTTATTATAATATCATTTGATTTCATACAATACAAACGCTGGCCATCAACTAAAAATTCATATTCACCAAAAGGTTTGTAACCTATAAGGTCTCCCTCGTTGATTTCTAGCGCTTCTAACGCACTATTACCATATTTTAATACACCAATAAGGTTTTGCTCTAAAACGTTATGTATTTCAACACTGTCTTTAAGCGGTGCAACAAAACATCTATCACCAAAAGACTTCCATTTGTCTTTAGATTTATATAAATAAACTTGATCTTGTTGTACAAAATATAAACCGTCTTTAAAATACGACTTACTATTTTTTTCTTCACCTCTTACATTATACCATCTTCTAAATACATTATGATGAATCATTATTAAATCACCTTTTTTAACAGGTGTTTTATATGATAAAGGTACTTCTATTACTTTAGCTATATTGTTTACAGCTTTAAAAGTTTCTATTTGAGTATTGATTATAAGGCTTTTGTCACCTACCTTAACTTCATTATTATATCGCTGACCGTAAGGTTCAACGATAAAATCAAAAACGCTTTTCATTAATACTCTAAATCATACTCAACGGATATAGCCATGTTAGAATTAAATTTCTTCCACGGCAATATCTCGTTGTTTTTTTTAATGTAAATGTTATAAGAATTATCTTCTGTGTCAAAAAGTATATGAGATATAGTGTGACCTCCGTATACAGATTGAGCTAGAGAATAATGCATTGCATCGGTTTTGTAATCAGCACCGATACTAATTTTTCTAATAACAGATGACATTACTCCTTAACTTCTTCTTCTTTTTCGATAGGAGTGTAAGAACCGTCTTCAAGATTAATATTAATCGAACCGTATTCTTCTTCTAGTTCTTTCTTAAAGTCTTCAGTTTGTTTGTTAACTTCATGGAACTTAGATAATACTGCGGTTTTTTGGGCTTCTAAGAAACCTGTTTCATTTAAAAGTTTGTTTAACTCTTTTTGAAAACCTTGAATCTTTTCTAATTGGTCTTTGGAAATTGATTTTACTTCACTCATTTTAATTTAATTTAATTGGTTATTAATGTATTAATATAGTTACAGGTTTTCTTTACTTTTTAAATAAACTTGTAGCTTTTTCAGTTGTGCGTCCACCGAAGTAGGCTAAAACAACGGACATCATTACTTTTTCAAAAGTATCGTTCCAAGTTACGCCTATGTGAAATGGTATTGAATCTACACTGTCTAATAAGCCAGCAATAGAAAATATAACAATACACCACACTAATACTAATGGGCGTACGTTTTTAGATAGCCATGAATCTGACATTGAGTCGGCTTTCCACCTTGATGTAACAGCTTCCATTTCTTTATTTTGTTGTTCAAATATAAGCTGTTGTAATTTTATTTTGTCTTCACCACTTACATCGGATTTACCTATAGCAGCAATAGCTTCAGCCGGTGAAGTTACACCGCTTAGTACATTTCCCAACGCAGGGTTAACTAGCGACGCAGCACCAAACAATAGTTTACCTACTGTAGTTTCTGCAAATTTTTTTTTAGGTTTAGACATATCTATTCTGCTTTATATGCGGGTGCTTCCCACGGTAAAGTTTTATCACCTTCATCAAAAGATGATCTTAAATATTTTTTTCCTTTCCAGTACATTGCATCTTTATCATAATCCAAATCACCTCTTGCCATTTGATGTATATGAACATTTTCGTGATTTATAGTTTCGTTTATTAACTCTGGATCAGTTATATCTTTGTTTATTAAAATGGTTCCCCTTTTGTCAGCTCTACCTATAACATCTTTTTCTTCGAAAGAAACATTAACTATTGGAGTAGGAAATTTATCAAAAGGTGGTTTTAGTTTAAAACTCATTTTCCTGGAAACATTTTATTAAGTACGTTTTTACGCTGTTGACAGCCACAGGGTATGTTTAAACCCTGTGACACTGAATCAACAACTTTTTTAATTCCAGTTGCTTTAGTGAAAGACTCTATTTTATCACCTAAGCCTCTAGATTTCATACTAGCTAATTGCTACTTGTGAAAATACTACAAAAGTAAGCGCTTGTCCAGTTGAACTAACAGTAGCAGGAATACCTCCTACTTTAGAGACACCATTTCCTGGAGATGCAGAGTAAGCATCTAAAAGAGCATCTAATACTGAGTACCCAGCAGCAGCAGCTGTATGAGTTAACTGTAATTCAACACCATCTTGCATGATGATTGCTGATTTTGTTGTTGGTGCAGTTTGAGGTGCTCCAACTGTTCCTTGGTGAATTAAAACGATGTCGCTTTTATCAATAACAAATTTGTTTGTGTTTGATGTAGCGGCCGATCCACCTGTAATAGGGATTTCTAAATAAGCCATAATAATTGTTTTTGTTTTGTTAATAATTAATTGTTAATTGGTATAATCGTAATGGTGTTATTGGGTTTTAATGTTTATATCCTTTTTTAGTAGAACCTTTAGACATATTTTTTTCAATAGCAGCTTGTCTATTAGCTTCATAACCGCTTAAGTCCCCGCTGTTATCTAAGTCTCCTAAAATTTTATTTATACCATAACCTTTAGAGCTATGAATTTTATTAGCGCCTCCTATGCCAAAAGTGCCGGAAGATGATTTTAAACCTGTTTGCTGTTTCATTGTTTTGTGCTTTCCTTCACTTGTGTATTGACTAGCGCCCGTTTTTAAAGCATCATGAAATTGGTTAGATCTTGAAAATCTATCTTTTTCAGCATTCAATTCTTCATTTAATGATTTTCCACTACCACCCGTTGCTTGCATTTCTTTTTTGCTCATAGATCCACCACCTCTTTTACCGTAAGAACTTAAAGAAGCTCTTTGCTTCATGTGATCATAACTTCCACCACTTCTTGATATGTATTGATTATGTAGTTTATCTGTATTAAAGCCAGATATTTTAGTTGCTTTGTCTATTATATCGCTTTGTGATCTAGTACTTAAATTTGTATTAATGTTATCAAGATCTTTAACGGAGCCACTAAGGCTAGTTGACATATTAGATGCCACGCCACCTATTAATCCTTCCCTTGGATCCTTCGCGCCTCCTTTTGCTAGACTTTTTTCGTATCTAAAGTTAGCAACCGCATCTGATTTACCTCTAAGCCTTCTTTCATTAGTAGCTTTATTTTCTGCTTCTGTTTTTTCTGGATCAGTTTTACTAGGTCCTTGACCACTAAGGATCATATCTTGCGATTGTGATGGGTAGAATTTTTCAATACTACCGTTTTTACTTGCACCTCCTGAAAAGCATCCTGATTTGTCAGGCCCTAATGAAGGTTTTGTTTTTGCTATTTTACTTCCGTGTCCCATAATTTTATTTTTTATTTATTGTGTTGCATATGTTTAGACAGGAAAGTATGATCGTGTCTAATATCTCCAGCTAATTTAGATATATGTTTTTCATCAGCTGTTTGGTTAATGTCTTTATATTTACCTCCTTTTTTTTGATCATCTAAAACATCTCTTTTTAAATAGTCAATGTGAGCTTTATCGTCTTTAATCGCGTCTTTCGCGTTACCTTTAGTTATTTTTGTATCCATTATTGTAGTGCTATTAAGTTTGAAATACCTCCAGCAACACCAGTAATTTGAACAACCGAAACCGGTAATACAAATCCTTGTGCTGGATTAGTGAACGTTGCTGTTTTATTATCTGCTGTTAAAACAGATATGCTAGGTAATACATCAAAACTATATGTTAATGTTATGTTTGCAGCAATACTAACAGTTTGATCTAAAGTAAAATTAGATGAGTTAGTTACTGAAGCAACTTTAGTACCAGCTGGAACACCAGTTCCACCTACATTCATACCTGCTTGTATCAATGGGTTAGGTGATTTTAAAACTAAAGCTGTATTAGTTGAGGCGTTGTTATTAGCTGTTGTAATTGTTGAACCATCAGCTCCAGGCGATGTACCTACGAATAAATTATATTCTTTCCAACTGCCTTGGTTTATAGTAAAAAATGTTAACGTTTGACTCGCTTGCATTACAACTGATTTATTTAAAGTTACAGTTGTATTACTCCCGTGAACAACACGCGCAACCATTAAATGATCATTTATACCAATAACCGGATTCATTGTAGGACATGTTATATACATACCTACTTTAATATTTTTATTTAAAGCTAGCACTATTGTCAAAGACGGAACCGCATTAGCAACAGATGCCGCTGTAGTTGATTCTGTTATTTTAACCGCACCATCAATTAATTGAGTAGCACTTACAACGGGGACAACTCCACCTTTGTAAGATTCTGTGTAATAATTTCTAATCATTTTTTTTTATTTTTTATTTTTATTTTTATTACAAAAGTTTCTAGCAGCATCAACACTGCCAAATCCCCATTTTTTTAAAGCCATAGCTTTTCTAGTTGGCTCACCTTTAGCATCTTTCATTGCTCCTTTCATACCAGCAAATCTACAAGCAAAAGAAACTCTTCTAGGATTAGTACCAGATGTTTGTCTACTTCCTAGTTTCTTACCAGTTTCTTTAGTATAATCAGATCGCATTTTACGATTTTGTTTTTCGTATGCTTTTTCTTTTATAGCTGGTCCTTTTACTTTATAAGCCATTATTTATTTTTTTTTAGGTAAAACTTTAATTTTGCCATTTTCAGTTCTAGCATATCTATGCGTAGAAGTTTCTTTGCTCGGTATTAATTCTCCGCTGTATGTACCATCGCCATATTTCCAAGTTACTCTCTTATCCGCTCCTTGAGATTCTTTTATAGCTTTTTCAGTTGGATAATCTTTGTCTCCAGGTTTTGCAGGTGACTCACCTCTTTTCCTTTTTGCATGAATATTAGCCCATAAGCCTTTTTTCTTTGCTGCGCCACAATATTTTTTTAATAATGGTGATTTTAACATAACTATATTATTTTGTATTTAGTTTTACCGTTTTCTTTATAAGCTTTTAAACATCTTCTTCTGTTTGCATCTTCAGATACATAACTTACATGTACCCAATTAGGGTTTTCATCCGTACCAAATTCCCAAATAATTTGATCAAAATCTAAATTATTTTTTATATACTCATACATCTCTGCATTAGTTTTATGACCATAGTTATCGTCTAGGTCAAGTGCGCAACCAATACAATGTTGAGAAGTTGTGCTTCCGCCAATAGCAGAATTGAGTTGGGGCGAGCGATAGAAACTATTAATAGCGATTGGACCACCCACCCATCTACGTAGAGGTTCAAACACTTGCTCTGCAATAGTTTTCATGTTAATTAAATCTATTTCTCTAGGTGTATTGTCAATACCAAGCCTAGTAGCTGTGTGAGATTTAATCCCTTCTTTAAGCGAGATGTGTTCACTTATTCTATCACTCATTTTAGTGAAATTTTACTTTGCTAAAGAACTTATAGGTCCAGCTTTATATGGTACATCTGCTTTCATAACTTGAATACAACTGTCACCACATCTAGAATTACCTTTTACTAATGTTCTACCTTCTTTTGGTAAACCTGAAATCCATATTGCGTTTTGCCCGTATTGCCCTGGTTGTTTTGCCATAATATTTATTTTTAAAATTCGTTATATAAACTATTAATTCCTTTTTTGTCTATATCTATTGGTGTAGCCATAGGTGGATTCATAGCTGGTTTAATACCAACAGGATCTAATTCATCAGACGGAATAGCTCTACCACTTCTGTCCACACTCTCTGGTGACGTTAAACTTTTAAATGTTTCCACTTGATTTCCACCCATAAAACTTGATTCTGGTGTAGAAACACTTGCGTTTCCATCCATAAAATTTAATTCTGGTCTAGAAACATCTCCTTTAGGCGGAGTGCTTAAAGGTACTTGATTAGCAGGATCTTGGAGAGCTTTTAGTAACTCTGGATCTTTTATATACTCATCCATTTTAATACCACGGTTTTGTTGTGATGCCTCCCAAGCTTTTCTTGACATAGCCTTAAAACCACCCTTTTTAAGTTTTGTGCCCATTAAAGCATTTGCATTAAAAAACATAATTATTTAAGTTTAGCTTGTAATTTAGCTATTTTTTTGTGAATAATTTTGTTGTAAGAAGAGTCTTTTTTCTCAACTTCTTTTTTAACTTCTTTTTCTTTTTTTCCCATGATTATCTGTTTTTATCTTTATTAACGTGATCAATAGACGTAATCATAACTTTGTCTATATATGTTTTACCTTTCATTATTTTGTTTCTAGTAGTTGAAGTCGGTATATCTTCTTTACCAAGCATAATACGGTACATACGGCTTATGAGTTGTTTACACTTGAAGGAAACTTTATAAATATTATACTTTTGAGTTGTGCGGTTGTGTTTTCTCCAAACCGTTATCCAACCTTCTTTAAGTAATCTGTTCCAGCGTCTATTGTCCCAACTATAAGAATACGTACCGATTTTAAAATCTTCTCGTGTAAAAAGATCCATGCAATCGAAATAAATTAACAATTCTAAATCAGCATCGTTTAAATTATTATTTTTACAAGCCCATTTTCTAATGATCCTGTAATGTTTTAAAAGATTATGATTTCTAATATCACTTGGTTCTAATCTCATAACACTACCACTACGTGTGCTATATTTACAACTTGATATATTTCTTTTTTAATTTCAATTTGATGAGCGTTATTTTTATCAAAATAAATAACATCATTTTTTTTAATACTTTTTATATTGTCACCAACTGATATTATAGTTCCTTCTGCATACCTTATATCTTCTCGTTGTTTTTCTGCTAAAAATAAACCTCCCTTTGTTTCTGAAACGCCTATTTTAGACATTTGAACTATTAAATTATTACCTATTGCTTTCATTAACTCTAAGATTATTAATTACACAATCGGTTGATAGAATAGTTGTAGCGACAGAGCTTGCATTTTTTAAAGCGCTTTTTGTGACGAGTAAAGGATCAATAATTCCTGACTCAATCATATTTACCATATTTCCTGTAACAACATTTAAGCCTTCTCCTTGAGTTTTAGATACTTTAGCATTAACTATACCCGCGTTTAACAATATAGTTTCAAAAGGTGCTTTAATTGCTCTTAAAAGTATGTTTTCACAAGCGTTTTCTGATTTAACTTGTTGTGATGCATTTAATAATGCAATACCACCGCCTGGAACTATACCCTCTTTAATAGCAGCTTTAGTAGCACATATTGCGTCTTCAACTCTATCTTTTTTTTCTTTTAATTCAACTTCAGAATTAGCACCAACTTTTACAACAGCAACTTTACCAGATAATCTAGCTAATCTTTTTTCAAGATTAACTATTATAGCTCCATGTTTAGCTGTTTTAAGTCTAGATTTTAAATCTTCTATTAAATTTTTTATTTCCTCACTAACTTCATGAACTTGCAATATTGTCTCATGCTCACTAGTTATAGTTTTTTTACATTCACCTAATTGTTCTGGTTGTATTAAATCAATATCATCACCTAAGTCTTCATTAATAACAGTTGCACCAGTTAATAAAGCAAGATCTTCTAAAGTTTCTTTTTTATTAACACCATATATAGGAGCGTCAATAACATTAACTTTTATATTGCCTTTTATTTTATTCATTGCAAGAGCAGACATAACCTGTTGATCAACATCAGCTATAATAAGTAAAGCTCTTTTGTTTTTAATAGCATACTCTAAAACAGTTTGTATTTTTCTTACATTATCTATTTGAGATTCTACTATAAGCACTAAAGGTTTTTCTAATTCTGCAGTTTTTGTATCTTGATTAGTTACAAAATGAATATTTTTTAAACCTCTATTGTATTGTACACCATCTATTGTTTCAAATTTAGTTTCTGGTAAATCTGAAACTTCTAGCATTACAACACCTGTTTTATCAACCGATCTAAAAGCGTCTGCAATAATTTTACCTAATACAGGGTCATTGTTGGTAGATATAGTTGCTACTTGATCTATCATTTCATCTTCAACTGGAATTACAATTGAATTCAAGTAATCTACAACTTTATTTGTAGCACTCTGTATACTTTCTTTTACTTCTCTTGCGTTTTCTTTTGTTATTACTCTGTATGCTTCATTTAATATTGAATGCGCTAATACTGTGGCTGTAGTTGTTCCGTCACCAGCTTCACTAACAGTTTTTTTAGCAGCTTGCTTGAGTAATGTTGCTCCCATGTTTTCAACGGGATCAAGAAGTGTAATAGCTTCAGCTACAGTTACACCATCTTTTGTGATAATTGGTTGGCCAGTACCATCTTCTAACATAACACACTTACCGCTAGCTCCTAACGTGGAGCTAACAGCTTGTGTAAGTTTCGTAATACCAGCAAACACATTGTTTTTAGCATCTAAACCAAAGTTCAGATTCTTTACAATTGCATTTGACATAATTTAATTTAATTTAATTTGATTAAGTATTATTTGAATGTTTTGACAACTTTAGGTCCTTGTAGAAAATCAACTTTCTTTTGATAATGATCAACACTACCGTCAATAGCAGCTTCTGCAGATTTTAAAGTTTCACGTCTAGTTACATCGAACCATCTGTCGCAACATTCGTCTTCGTTACAATCACAGCTAGGGTCTTTGTACTCGGTTTGAAAATAACCATTAGGTAACTGAACTATTCTCCAGTTTTTCTTTTCAGCTAAGTGCTTCCAAGCTTTAATAGTTTCTTCGGAAATTTGTGGTGTTTTGGGTTGACCCATTGAAGAGGTCAACGAATAAAAATAAGTCATCGTTTTTTGGTTTTAAGGGTTAAACATTATTTTTGGTTTATATCACTACCACAGTGATATAGGTTTAGTTATACTATCACTTGTTTTTTACAAAACTTACACTACTCAGCCTCTTCCTCTTCAATTTCTTCTTCTTCTTCAACAGGTGGTACTGGTGGGTTTTGCCATGTAAAGTATAAATCTTCGTTTACAGGTGTGATTTCAAGCTTGATATTATCTTCAATAGATTTAGCTATTGCGGCCACGTCTAAAGCATCTTCAAGCCATCCGATTACTACAGCTTCAAAAGCTTCAGTGTCTGCATAAGGCACAAAAGGATCTCCTGGTATGTATTGAAAACCTTGAGCACCTATTGAACTCGCTGAATAAGTTTTTCCTCCAGATTCTTCCGAGCCTGAGTAAGTCCAATGCACTGTGTATATCACGTTATCTTCACCTTCAGCTTGAATATGTGCATTCATTTGGTTAATTGTCCATTTGTAAGTAATTGCCATAATTTTAATTTTCTAATTGTTCTATTCTTGATTTTAAATCATTTATTATTTCTTGTTGTTCTTGAATTGCTTTTAATAAAATAGGTGTTAATTTAGAATAGTCAACACCTTGCATTTTTTCACCATCTTTCTCTCCTGTAACTACGTTTGGCAATGTTTGTTTTAATTCATGTGCTATAAAGCCATAATCTCTTTGTTCGACATCTTTCCATTTGTAATCGTATGCTGTTATATTGTTTACTAAGTCTAAAGCGTTAAAATCTTTTAAATCTTCTTTTAATCTGTAGTCCGAACCTGTGTTGTAAGAAACAGAGTTAGCCGAACCGTTTCTTGTAATAGAACCCATTGAAAAAACGCCTGGTCTATTAAAAACTATAAAAGCTGCACCACTAGCATCAGATGTGTCTTCAAATATAGATACATTATTACTACTTACGACATGCAGTTTATATGTAGGTGAAGTCGTTCCAATACCAAAATCTCCACCATTAAAATATGAATCACCGTTTGTAGATAAAACTACTTTTGAACCACCACCAATTTGATATAAATATAAATATGCATAACCATTAGATATTTCGTGGAACATAGCCAATCCGCTAGATGTTCTTGTCATTAATGGCGTGCCGTTGTTGTCTTGAATATCTAAGCCCGCTTGTGGATTATCGTAGTTAATCCCTACATTTTTATTAGAACTAATAGTTATAACATCACCTCCACCATTGTGATTTATTCCAAATCTCAAATGTTCTCCATAATGTTTTAATTCTGTATAGGTTGCAACACCGGGATTACCCGTAGCATTAGCCCCTGTTAATCTCATAGAAGCGGTTGTATCTTGACCAATATTTTGTATTCCCAAGCCTTTTCCTGTAACAACAATACTTGTTCCATCATTTCCAATACCGACATTTCCAGAACTGTCTATACGCATTTTTTCTGTTCTTGAAGAATCTCCTGAACCTGTAAAAAAAGCTAATTCATTAACATTATTACCACCGTTATTATAAACTGCTAAACCTGCCCAACGGTCTACGTTTGTTGAAGGGTCAGAATTACCATATAATTTTAAATATCTACTATACCCAGTATTTGTATTATCTCCTGCAATAAAGACATTGTTTGAAAAAGTTGCGAGTCCACTATCAGCAATAGTTAATTTTTGAGATGCAGTTCCACCACCTATAATAGTATTAGTTCCACTTCTATAAATAATATTTGCTGAATTAGCTGCGTTATTTATAACATCAACAAGAATATTAGCGTTAAATTTAGTTGTGCCATCTGAGTTTATAATCATTCTTGTTGTTGCTACTGTATTGTTTGCAGCAGCAGTTCCAAAGATAATTTGTGAGCCACCATTAGCACCCTGCAATCCTATATGAGCGTGTGATTTATTAGCATCATTAAACGCACCTGTATTTGGATTTCTTTGAGTATTAAATTGTAAGTTTGTACTATCAAAATCAATATAACCACCACCGTTTAATTTAATAACTTTTGAGCTACCAGTCATATTAAGACTACCACCCATATCAATATCATCTAAAAATGTAGCTGAACCACCATTTGACATATCTAAAGTTAAAGCAGTAATTATATTACCTCCATCTTTACCTCTAAAAAATATATCCTTATTATCTGCTAAATTAGATACGTAAAGATTACCTGTATTATTATCAATATTACTATTTTCTGTTGTGCCATTATGATATATGTCTAAATCATATCCAGTACCTAATCTTATTTTTTTATCATCTGGTAAACTTACATCTCCTGAAAAAGTTGATTCTGCACCACCCGTTTGTATAAAAGCTGCGTCTACAGTTGTTGTTCCGTTTAAATAAGTTGTTCCATTGTTGTAAAAATCAAACGAACCATGAACAGCTGAGCTTTTAACAGCAAACTTACCTGTTACATTTATACCTAAAACATCTCCAACTGCGTTAATATTTGAAGCTATTGAATCAGTACCTAAGGTTAAATCGCCACCTGTTACAGTAATATCTCCTGCAAAAGTTGAGTCATTACTTGAAAAAGTTATAGGACCATCACCTATTACTTTAGTACCTGTAAACTTAGTTACAGTGTTAGCTGTACCAGATCCAGTTATATCACCACCACTATCATTATCTGGTCCCCAAGCTAATTGCCCACTACCATTTGTTTTTAATACAAAATTTGGAGAACCATCTGCAGTTGGAAAAGTAAATGCATTGTTAAAAGTTACCGCACCTGCGTCACTAACGCTGAATTTACCATTTATGTTTGTTAATAATGCCATATTATTTATTTTCTAATTCTTTTACTCTAGCTTCTAATTCTTGTATTGCAGCCACTAACAGTGGTACTAATTTAGCTTGATCTATGCCTTGTGGTATAATACTACCATCTTCATTAACTGCATCTTTTTTTCCTACAATAGCCTCAGGCACTATATTTTGCACTTCATGCGCTATAAATCCGTCTACTGTTTTATTAGGTTCTTCTATAAAATTAAATCTACTTGGTTTTAATTGATTAAGTCTAGATATAGAATTACTTATTGGAACAATATTTTCCTTTAATCTATAATCAGAGCTTGTAACATATGAAGTTGCTGAACCAGATGTAGATATTCGTCCTACATAAGATTGGCTTGTTCCTGGGTTTTTATGATAAAATTCTATTTGATTAGTTCCAAGTTGGTTACTACCAAACATCATTATATTTGCAGCTGTGTCAGGAACATAAAACATACTATTTCCGCCATTAGCAAAAAAATTACTCGCAGCAAATCGAGCTGTAAACGCATTAGTAATAGTTGTTGTAGGTCCAGTATGTAAAGTAGTTTGAGGTGCTGTATTTCCGATTCCTACGTTTCCACTAGTTATTAGTAAATTTCCATCATCAGTTAAAGTCATTTTTTGTGTTCCAGCAGTTCTAAATGACATATCATCTCCATTATGATTGTATTCAATCGCACCTCTATATCTTTCATTTCCATTTATTCCATCCGCAAATCTAATTGCACACCTTCCACTACTAGCTTGATTTCCATCTGTAGCTATTGTCATACCTATAGTTGGTGTTGATCCATTCACTCCACCTCTAATAACTAAATTTCTTGATTCACCATCAAAATCATCAGGTGTAGACGTCCCGATTCCGACGTTTCCAGATGAATTTATAACAATATTTTTATTAAAAGCCGAACCATATGAATGACCTAAAAATAAATAATCACCTGCATCATTCCAACCAATAAAACCAGCACCACCTCCAGAACCACTCTCACCAATCCATATATAAGGATTAGGAGCAATAACATTAATGTTACCAGCCACTTCTAATTTATTTGAAGGCGAAGCCGTTCCAATTCCTATAGCACCTGTAGTTATTAATGATGTATTAACACTATTTCCTGAGCTTGCACCAATAGACATTACTGAATTTGCTGATACTGCAGCTGAAGTTGAATTAGGGTTATTTATATAAACCGCATCTCTAAAAGTATATGTAGAAGAAGTAAGAACAGTTTGGTCGTTAGAAACATAAAATCCTCCTCCAACTAATGCAGTTCCTCCATTAACTTCTAATTTATAGCTAGGCACAGTCGTTCCGATTCCTACGTTACCAGAGGTATCAATTACAAGTCTATCATTCGTACCAACCCTACTGTAGTCAGATATTTTAAATTTATTGCTATCACTTCTGTCTGTTCCTATACTCCAGTCATTTCCGTCTGTGTTAAATATAACATAACAATCGTCTGTTGTGTTATCACCTATTCTAATAGCTGTAGGATTTCCAGGGTGATCTATTTGAAGCCTATCTTCTGGATCTGTAAGCCCGATTCCTACATTTTGTGAATTATCAATTGTTACAGCGGAGGTGTTATTCGTGCCTATATGTATATCTTCATTTTCTCTTTGCCAAATATAAGCAGTTGAACCGTTTACACCAACAGTAAGACCATCATTAGAGCCATTACTACCAGTAGAGCTAGTTTGGAATTGCATGTAAGAAACAGTACCAGTACTTCTTGCATATATAGGAATACTTCCACTACCACCAAACACACTACCACCAGTTTCTGTAGTTATTAAACCTGCAAAAGTTGTAGTACTTGTAGAAGGCGTGCCCATACCTGATACAGAAATTACACCTGAACCTGCATTATTATTTAAACCCCAATCATTATTAGCATCAGTCCATAATCTCCTCCAATACTTTAAGCTTTTAGAAGTGCCACTTGAACTAAGATCACCTGCAAAAGTTGTGCTTCCATTATTAAAAATTTCAACAATATCTAATCCATTTCTACCAATTCTTAATTTTCCTGCTGCACCTATATTTTCTATAAACCAAGTACTGTTTGTGTATGTAGTATTAGAACTTCCAAAATATATTGCAGGTCTTCCTGCCCCAAAAGTTCCTATTTTAATTTCATCAACCGAACTACTTGCAGCAGAGGTGTTAGATAAATTTGTAAATGTAGTGCCTACGGCTGTTAGTTTTATTTTAGTATCACCACCTCTTTGTAGAAGAAAATCTCCACCTACCACATTTAATTTATCATAATACCCTTCTAGATAATTACTAGAATTATACTTAACTTGTAATAAAGCATTAGATGTGGTAGCTTCAGTCTTTATTCTATCGCCAGCATTAACCTTACCTGAAGTGGTTATATCACCTGTAAAAGTTACGTCATTGTTATTCGCCATTTTAAAGATGACGTTTGAAGTGGTTTCATTATAAAAATATATAAAAGCAGAATCATGTTCAATAGAAAAATTATTTGCACCTGTTCTTCTAAAAGCTATTTTTTTATCACTTCCAACATTATTACAAGTAATTGTTCCGCCTGCTGAAATTACCCCACCAACTGTTAAACTGTTAGAACCGTTAATAGCTAAATTACCAGTAAGTGTACCACCAGTGAGTGGTAAGTAAGGACCACCAATAACAGTATCTGGATCAACCCACGTTGGGGCAGCATTACCATTTGATTTTAATATATAACCTGATGTACCCGCTTGACCATTAAATTTTATGGCTCCAGTAGAGTCGACCGCAAATTTATCGTTAATATTAGATAATATTGCCATTAATTATTTGCTTTTAAGTAATTCTATTTCAGCTTTTAATTCTTGTATTGCTTTTACTAACACAGGAACTAAATTCGATTCAGTATAAGATAATTTATCCTCATCTGTATTATCAATTATAACAGGATTTTCACCCTCTAATTGTAATACTTCTTGTGCAAGGAATCCATATCTTTTACTTCCTTGAGTTTCTTCTGAATCTCTATCTTTTCTAAACTTATAAGAAATCGGTTTTAATTTACTAACAAAATCTAATCCGTGAGGTACATCACCAAAATCAGTTTTATCCCTTTTATCAGATGTTACAGTCCAAGACACTCTAGTATAAGCATTTGTTATACTATTATCTCCAATTACAACCCTACCACTTTGAGTTGTTAATTGGAATGGTGAAGAACCACTACCTGAACCGTGTCCTATACAAATATTATAATCTCCTGTTGAAGCTTCATCTCCTGCGGCTTGGCCTACATGCGTATTATTACTACCTGTAGTTGTTGAATCTCCTGCTCCTTTACCTATAAATGTATTGTTCGGTCCTGTTGTAACTTCTGCTCCTGCTTGATGACCTAAAAACGTACAACGAGTTGCACTTGTCATTTTTGCTCCTGCATATCTTCCTACTACAACATTATTGCTTCCTGTTCCTACACCTATATAATTAGCTAATGAGCCAATAAAAACATTTTCTGTTCCACCTGTTCTGTTTATTGCTGCTTGATGACCTATTATAACATTTTCTCCCGATGCAGTTGTAGCATTATTTATATTATATCCTGCTCTGAATCCAATAAATATTTGACTTGACCCTGTTGTTTCTAAAAATCCTGACTCTGTACCAATAGCAATATTGCTTGCGCCTGTTGTAAGTTGTGCCAATGCTCTATCTCCAATACCCACGTTATAATTAGTTGTTGAACTTGTTAACGCTTTATAACCTAATGCGGTATTTCCATTCCCTGTTTGGTTTGATGATAATGAGTTAAAGCCTAAAGAAACGTTTCTTAATCCTGATGTATTAGCATGCATTGCATTTCTACC